AAAATATCATGTCGTGTTAGTGGTAAATATTTTGCAATTAAAATAGAATCTCAAAATGATATAGATTGGAAATTGCATGGTTTATCATTTGAAGTGCAACAAAAAGGATTAAGAGGTTCTTTTAATCTTGATAAGTTTTCAACAAATGAAAATGTAAATCAAGCTGAGTTTACTCCATCTATGGAAAATGTAAAAAATAAAATGATAGGTTTTACTAAACAAGCTACAAATGCTGTTAACGAACTTGCTACAGGAGCTACATCAGCAGAAAATGTTAAACTTGGAGGAATGACTCTTGCAGATAGAATGGAAGATTATGTTAACTTTACTAAACAAAAAGGTGAAGAACCAACACTTGCTGACATTAAAGATGATGCTATTAAATTGTTACAATTTGATCCAGCTAAATTAGATGAACAATATGATGAAGATAGAGAAGCTTCTATATGGCTTAACATGATAAAATCTGGTCTTGCTATAGCGGCAGGGGAAAGT